AGGTAATATAATGCGTAACTATGCTCAATCTTATTTCATCCCGAATCCTGCTACTACCTTATTCAGTGGGTCAAATGACAATATTTATAAGCAATATACCATAAAATATGGCGAAGAATACGGAGGAACAACCTACACCAATCTTCTTGAGCAGACCTATGTAGCATTTAACTTCTACTATCCCGACTTTTACAATCCTGCACAATCTCCAACTTACTTTAAGTCATACATCAACGAATGGTTGACGAATAGAGATTTGAGCAATGTGGAGTGTGCGTTTACCGATAAGTTACACATCGGTTATATGTTTGCAAGTGGAGTGACTACAAATGTCTACCCATCGGTGCAACTTTATAATGAGAATGGAACACCAAGTGGAAGTGCTTTAACAACGGCAACAGACCCACAGGAATCATTTAGTTTGCTTGATATCTCACCAAGTGGGATAAATTCTTGGTATGGTTCAACAGTGATCCCACAATCTGCATACTCATACGGCATTAAATTGCACAATGGCACAGGATTCGGGGATGAGGTAAGGGTTAAACTTGTTTGCAATCCTAACTACTCACCCGTTGCCTTGCACTTCCTTAATCAATTAGGAGGGTATGATACGATGCATTTTAGGTTGGTAAATAAGGAATCAAGGAACGTAGAATCTAAGCAATACGAAGGCAGTAAGTATAGGTACAACGCTTCTGCGGTTGCTATGAGGTCCTATGATGACTACAAAAGAATCAACCCAGGTGCAACTAAGTATGTGGTTGAGCATTCTACAATGTACAAACTGAGAAGTAATTATTTAAATGTAAAAGATTACAACTGGTTGGCAGAGTTAATCCAATCACCCGAAGTCTACTTTGAGCAAGGCGGTTATTACTACCCTGTGGTCACAATGACAAGTAATTGGGAAGAGAAGAAGAGGATAGCAGACAAGATGTTTAACCTTGAGTTAGATGTGCAGATTGCGAATAAAAAATATAGTCAATTCCGATGAGGACTGAGATATACATTGATAATTATAGACTTGATTTAACAAAGGATATCTCTGCTGAGTTTACTTATGCCATTGATGAAATACAAGACTTTGCAACAAGGAACACATCATTTAGTAAAACAATAGTCCTACCAGGCAATGATACAAATAATAAGTTATTCGGTAATATATTTGAGTTCGGAAACTCCAATCTATACAATTCAGCACAACCCAACGTGGGTTACAACTTCAATGCAACCAAGTCAGTTCCTTGCATTATCTTGGTAGATAAGATACAAATATTTAAGGGTGTACTTAGAATGCTTGAAATCATAATTGATGACAGGCATATTGAGTATGAGGTTTGTGTGTTCGGTGAGTTAGGTGGATTCATTAACGCACTTGGAAACAATAAACTTGAGGACATAGACTTTGGCATTGCAGACCAAACTTGGAATGTGACCAACATTGCGAATAGTTGGGATAACATTAGCGGGACAGGTGTTTACTATCCTCTTATTGATAATGGTGGGGTATCGGTTACAGCAGGTGCAACTTACAAGGTAGACTTTTCTTTTGATGCCTTTAGACCTGCATTGTTTGTCAAGCAATACCTAACCAAGATACTTGATGGGTCAGGTTATACCTATGACTTTCCTTTACTTAGTACGGCATTGATGAACAGGTTAGTCATTCCTAACAATCAAAAGACATTAACAAAAAGCAGTACAACGGCATTTAAAGCATCGGTTACAGATGTCACATACACATCAGCATCAGCAGTTCAGTTCACAGGCATTACGTTTGGTAGTTTTTCTTTAAACGCTGGTACTGACTTGATTACTTATGGCGGTGGTAGTGCAATTACTACGAACATATCATTAATGATATCGGGGCAGATTAATAGCATTGACCCTAACAATACCTTTGTAAACTTTGAATTTATGAAGGGTGCTACTCTTTTAGCGGTTGAGGTGATAAATGCATCTTTTACGCCTTACTTTTTCAATGTAAATTTATCCGTTTCAAATGTTGTGATTAATCCAAGTGATGTACTTGCGGTTAACATAGTGACATCTGGACTTCCTCCGAATTATAGACTTTATGGTGATGACCTAAAGATAGAAACTACTACTCCAACGGATGTGGTCCTTAACTATGGGGATAGCATTGTCATAAACGATACAATACCTAAAGGAATCTTTCAAAAGGATTTCTTTGCATCCATTGTCAAAATGTTCAACCTTTATGTTTATGAGGATAAGTTGGTAGAGAAGAAACTTATTATAAAACCATTCATAGACTTTTACGATGGCACAAGGATAGACTGGACCGATAAGGTGGACCGAGGTAGCGTGATTAGGTTAAAACCAATGTCCGAGTTTACTGCACGTTATTACGATTACAAGTACAAACAAGACAATGACTTTTATGCGGAGAACTATCGCAAAAAGTACAATGAAGGGTATGGAGATTTGATTTATGACAGTGAGAATGAGTTTGTAAAGGAGGTGGATAGCACAGAGTTGATTTTTGCATCTACCATACTTTATCAATTAACGGGAACTGACAAAATTTATAGCACTATCTATAAATTGTCAAACGAGAACACCAAAGAGGATAAGATGGATTCTGTTATTAGAATCCTTCAAGCAAAGAAGATAACTGGTAGGAATACATGGGCAATAAAGAATGGAGCAACTACTTTGGCAAGTTATACTGCCTATGGTTATGCAGGACACGTTGATGACCCATTTAACCCACTTGCAGATATTAATTGGGGAGCAACTAAGGAAGTATTTTATAATGCTTCAGCAGTAACGGCAGCAAACTTATTTAATGGGTATTGGTCCGAGTACATTGCAGAGATAACGGACAAGGATAGCAAGTTGCTGACCTGCTCATTGAAGTTGAATGAGGTTGACATTTATAACCTTGATTTTAGCAAACTGATTTATATTGATGGTTCACTTTGGCGGTTGAATAAGGTCTTAGATTACAATCCGATGGACTTTAACGTGACAAAGGTGGAACTTCTTAAAGTAATTGAATTAACATACGTTTAATATGGCAGAAGAAATTGTAGGCGTCAAGATACAGGTGGATGCTACCGATATGAATAAGTCGGTAGGTGACTTGCGTAAAAAGATAATAGAAGCAGAAGCAGAAGTTAAACGTTTACAACAAGCGTACGGAGAGCAAAGCAAGGAGGCAATTGAAGGGCAGAAACGATTGGCACAACTGCAAGACATCACTAACAAAAAGATTGACCAACAGAATCAACGTATTGATGATGCTGCAAAGACTGTTAGTGCATTGTCTGCTGCTTATGGAGGCGTTCAAGGTGCTTTAGAGTTAACAGGTCTTGCAGGAGAGGACACAATTAAACAACTTGCAAAGATTCAGTCTGCACTTGCTATTGGCGATGCAGTACAAAACCTTGCAGAGTTTAGAGGTGCAATCACAAATACCTTTAAGTCTTTCGGGACTTCAATAAAGACTACATTTAGCACTTTAAGAGGTGCTTTGGTTGCAACAGGTATAGGTGCTTTTGTGGTTGCACTTGGTCTTGTTGCTGCTAACTTCGAAACAGTTAAAAAGGTAGTTTTAAATTTAATACCTGGACTTGGAAGCGTTGCAGACTTTATCGGAAACCTTGTAAACAAAGTCACTGATTTTATTGGAATTACAAGTGAAGCAGGTAGAGCAACTGAAAAACTTATTAAAGATAATGAGAAAGCAATCAAGGAAGGAGAAAGAAACCTTGAACTTAATGGAGATAAATATGATGAGTTTACTCAACGTAAAATAAAGGCAAACATTGAATTTTTAAAGAAGCAAAATGAGTTCAAGAATGATGAGCAATTATCAGAAGAGCAGAAGAACATATTTATAAGACAAGCAAGGGAGAAGGCGAATAGAGAAATTGCCAAGTCTGATGAGGATAGAAATAAAGCATTTAAAGATGCAAATAAAAAATTATCAGATGAGCAAAAAGCGTTTAGAGATGAGCAAGATAAAATAATAAAAGAAGAAGCAGCAGCAAGACAAAAGGTATTAGATGATTCATTAGCAGCAGAATCTAAAGCGTTCCAATTACAATTACAGGCAGCAGATAACCGAACAAAGGCAGCAGAAGAACAAGCAAAACTTGATGAAGAGAATTTAGCGAAGCAGTTTGAGATAGAGAATGAGATACAAGGAAAGCAACAAGAAACATCTAATAAGAAAATATTATTAGACAAAAAGACTGCTGCCGATGAACAAGCAATCCTTGATGCAAGACTATCTGCTCAACTTCAGTTTTTAAATCAAATAGGTAGCGTTTTTGGTACTTTAGCAGGATTATTTGAGCAAGGTACTGCTGCAAGTAAAATTGCTGCTATTGCCGAAATTGGTCTTGGTACTGCAACAGGTTTTATAAATGGTTTAGATATTGCACAAAAGTCTGCAAAGGGAACTGGTCCTGCTGCTGCTTTTGCATTTCCTATATTCTATGCTTCACAGATTGCTGCGGTTTTAGGTGCTGCTGGTAAAGCAAAACAAGTATTATCTCAAGTTAAGGGTGGTGCAGGTGGTGTAAATTTACCATCTTCATCAGGTCTTGCAACTGCTCCTGTTAGTCCTCAATTGTCAACAGTAAACACAGTAACACAATTAAACCAAGCATCTATAAACCAAATGGGATCAGCAGCAGGAAGGGCATACGTTGTGGAATCCGACATCACTAACCAACAAGAAAAGATAGTAAGAATAAACCGAGCAGCAAGACTTGGGTAACAATAGTTTATAAAAAATACAAAAATGGAAAAGAATATACCGATTTTTAACTTAGAAATAACCAATGACCTGGAAGATGATGTTGAGGTTGATGTGATTAGTTTGGTTGACAGACCTGCTATTGAAAGGTCCTTCCTTGCATTCAAAGAGGATGAGTTTGCAGAAGGAATGCCTCACTACACAAAAGATGGTGTACTATGGACAGGACCAACGCATAAAGATGCAGATGGTCGGTTGATGACTGGTGAGGTACATGATGAGAATAGTCAATACCTTTACCATATTGGCGAGTATGACAAGTATGCAGAATCCTACACAGACTATCCCGAAAGTGCAAAGAACAACGCACAAAGGGCATTGGACTGGGTAGAGAAAAATGGGTGGGGTGATTGCGGTGAAGCAACTGGTAAGATTCGTGCTTCGCAAATCGCAAAGGGTGAACCGATTTCACGTGAAACAATCGCAAGGATTAGCGGATTTAAAAGGCATCAACAGAATAAAGATGTACCATATTCGGAAGGATGCGGAGGTCTTATGTGGGATGCTTGGGGTGGTACTTCTATGATTGAGTGGGCAAGTAACAAGTTAAAAAAAATAGACAGGCAGAACTTTGTCATCCAAGATGAAGACCAACAAATCATTAGCGGTCCATTAATGTTGGCAGATACTCCTATCTACCGCAATGATCACAATGGGGAGTATTATGTAGTCTTCACAAAGGAAACGATAAAAAAGATTGCACAGAGGTACTTTAAGAAAGGGTATCAAGCAAACGTGAATCTTATGCACGATTCGGGGCAATCCGTTGAAGGTGTAACAATGTTTGAATCATTTATCAGCGACAAGGTGAGGGGCATCTACCCGATGAAAGGATTTGAGGATGTACCCGATGGGTCTTGGTTTGGTTCTTTCAAGGTAGATAATGCGGAAGTATGGGCAGAGATTAAGGCGGGAAATGTACGGGGTTTTTCCGTTGAAGGTCAGTTTAATTATAGGAAAACAGGAGATAAAAAGATTGAGCAACTTTGGGAAAATGTTCTTGAAGTGCTATCTAAAGTTGTGTAGAATTTTTCATAGCGTTTTGGTTAGGCAGGGTGTTTCCACACCTTGCCTTTTTCTTATATGGTACATTGGTAAATACCCTCTATTTATTGCTAAAAGTTATGATGACTACTTTGGAAGCAATCAATAAGATTAAACAAATGTTTGCAGAAGCAGGAGAATTACCTGTACCATCTGCAATGCCTCTGCAATCTATGGCGGAATATACGCTGAAGAGTGGTGCAAAGGTAATGATTGATAAGTATGAAGTCGGTGGTAAGGTTACACTCGTAGACGAGGGTGGTAACGAAGTTCCTGCACCTGCTGGAGAGCATGAGTTGATAGATGGTTCAGTAATGACTTTGGATGAGAACTCTATGATCTTGTCAATTAAAGCACCTGAGGTTGAACTTCCTGAAGCACCTGAAGTTGAGATTGAATCCAACAAGCACGAAGAAGAGGACATGATGAAGAAGAAGATTGAAGAGATGCAGAAGCAACTTGATGAAATTAAGATGGCATACGATGCCAAACTTGCCTCTCAAGAAGCAAAGTTCAGCAAGGGCATGAGTGACATTAGCGATGTTTTGGTTCAACTTTTGAACACACCATCTGCAAATGCAACTGAAGCACCAAAAGAAAAGTTTAATCAGCACATTGAAAAGAAAGAAGATAAAATCAGTCGCTTTCTTGATTTTGCTAAATCTATAAAGTAAAAATTTCTCAAACAATAAAAATTAAATAAAATGAGTTTTAGTGTAGGAACATTGGCAAACTATACAAAAGAGAACGAAGCACTACTCGTTGCATCTTCTGTACTTGGTAGCAAAACTGCATCTTTGATTAAGGATGCTGGAAACGTGATGGTAGGTGTTAAGTCTGCCGAAACCATCAACATTATGGATACAGATGCAATCTTCCAAGATGGTTCATCATGTGGATTTAACGCATCAGGACTGACTTCTTTCACACAGAGAGCAGTTACAGTAGGACGCATAAAAGTCAATGAAGCACTTTGCTTGAAAGACCTTGAAGCAAAGTATTTGCAGAAGGCACTTCCTGCTGGTTCTTATTACGATTCAATGATTTACTCTGAAGAGTATTCTAAGCGTAAAGCAGAAAAAATTGCTCAACAACTTGAAAAAACTCTTTGGCAAGGTAACACTGGTAGCGTTGATGTAAACTTAAATAAGTTTAGCGGTATCACTACTTTGATTACTGCCGATGGTGCAGCAGTTGTAAATGCAAATAGCGTTGCTCTTCACGGAGTTGTTGAAACTGCAATCACTGATGCAAATGTAATCAGCATTTTTGATGATATCTACAAGGCAATCCCTGCCCAAGTAGTAGACAAGGATGATATCACTATCTTCTGTGGTATGGATGTTTTCCGTACTTACACTGTTAAGTTGAAGTCTTCTAACTTGTTCCATTACAAATATGATGAGGCTGCAAATGGTGAGTTTTTCCTCCCAGGTACTAACGTAAAAGTTATGGCAGTACAAGGTTTGAACGGAAGCGGTAAGATTGTTGCAATGAGGGTATCTAACCTGTTTTTGGGAACTGACCTTTTAAATTCCGAAGAAAGATTCGAAATTTTCTTTGCAAAGGAGGCTGACCAGGTTCGCTATGTAGCAGAATTCAAGATGGGAGTTAACTATGCTTTCCCTGATGAGATTGTTAAGTTCTTCGTTTAAATAACTTTGATGGTGGGGGGTGGTAAACATCCCTTGCCTTCATTTTAAATTTTATATTATGCCGTGTGCTTTAACTCAAGGATATGTATTGGACTGTAAAGAGTCCATTGGTGGCATCAAAGCGGTTTGGTTCATTCCATTCGGTGATGTTACTACGATAACAGAGGCATCAGGCGTTGTTACTACTATTACAAAGTCAGCAGGTAAAGTGTTTTACAAGTATCAACTTGTTAAGCAAACCTCTTCACTTACCGAAAACATTACCGCATCCGTTGAGAATGGTACTGTTTTTTATGCCCAAGAATTGTCTATCATCCTCAATAAACTACAAGCATCTACAAGAAATGAGATTTTGCTTCTTGCAAAAAACAATCTCCTTGCAGTAGTTCAAGATGGTAACGATAAGTATTGGTTGCTTGGAAAGGTAAATGGTGCTGATTTGACTGGTGGCAATGGTGCAACTGGTGCTGCTTTCGGAGATAGGAATGGTTACACATTGACCTTTACAGGCAATGAACCTGCACTTGCTCCTGAAGTTTCAAGTTCAATAATTGCAGGTCTTACTGCGTAAATAGGAAGGTTTAGAATTGAGTAAGGGCATCCATATCGGATGCCTTTCTTTTTGGGTAAAAGTCAAGGCATTGCCTATTTAGATACAATGATACAACTCACACAAGGAGCAACGGAGTTCATTTACCTAACATTAACGGAGAAGCAGACACTTGCCTCACCGAATTACTTGTTCCGTTTTGTCAATAGGACCACACGGGATGAGGTTGCTTTTGTGCTTTTGTTTGCTCTTGATGTATCTCCATTTAAGGATAGGTACAACAAGTTCAGTATTAAAGTACCTAAATACTTTGGATTGGGTAACATTGGGGAGTGGTTGTATTATGTCTATGAGCAATCAAGTGCGTACAATGTAGACTATACCCAAGCAACGGGATTACTTGAGGAAGGTATAATGAAACTGTCACCATCAACCACATTTGAGTACACACAACACGAGGTTGACAATACATACATAACACGATGAATGATTTAGTAATATTGAATTTCCAAGAGGCAAGGCAACCCGAATATAGAGAAAAGAGGGGCAAGGGTTATATTGAGTTTGGTGAAAAGAACGATTACCCGAATTATCTTTTGCAACTTTACAACAAAAGTGCAAAGCATAATGCTATCGTTAAAGGTAAGGTTAACTACATTATCGGAAACGGATGGAAAAGTGATGAGGCAGACCCTATTGCAGAGCAGTTCATTGCTCAACCTAATCAGTTTGAATCTTTAGCAGATTTAACAAGGAAGGTATCTATTGATATTGAAATCTTTGGAGGTGCTTATCTTGAGGTAATTTGGTCCGTTACGGGTGGACAATTAACCGATGTCTTACACATTGATTATACCAAGATCAGGTCCAACACGGATAACACACAGTTTTGGTACAAGAAAGATTGGAACGAAAGAAAGGATGAGTTAATTCCATTGATGGCATTCAACACGAAGGTCAGACAAGGGAAGCAAATACTTTACATAAAAGAGTATAGACCAGGTTTAGACACTTATGCTTTACCAGGTTATATGGGTGCATTGAACTATATTGAATCTGATATAGAAGTCTCACGGCACGTTTTGGGGAATGCTCAAACGGGATTCAGTGCATCCAAACTTATTACCCTTCCCAATGGTGAACCTTCTCCCGATGAGAAGAGAAACATTGAAAGAAGGTTTACGGATAGATTTAGTGGTAGTGATGGTAAGAAGTTTATCTTGTCATTTACTACTGACCCTGCAAGGAAACCAATTATTGAGGACCTCGGTGCAAGTGATATTACAAAAGAGGACTTCACAAGGGTTGACTTGATTATTCAGAATAACCTATTTGCAGGACATCAGATTACATCACCAAGTCTTTTTGGTATTGCAGAACCTGGTCAGTTAGGAAGCAGAACTCAGATGAGGGACAGTTACGAAATTTTTAAGAGTACATATTGTAACGACAAACAACAGTTCCTTGAATCAATCTTTAATCAGTTAGCGGTCCTAAAGGGTGCTACTTCAGAGATTAGCATCATACCAGTAGAACCTATCGGGTTTGAGTTAAGTGAACAAGCACTTTTGCAGATTGCTCCTAAAGAATGGTTACTTGAGAAGGCAGGGATAGATGTTGCAAAATATGCACCAACTGAAGCAACTCAACCGAGTTTGAATCAAGAGCAGATTGAAACAAATGACAATCTCAAGAATCTAAGCGGTAGACAATACCAACACTTGATGAGAGTTATTAGGCAGTTCTCACAGGGTAAGATATCTAAAGAGATTGCTACCACTATGCTCAAGTCGGGTCTTGGAATGACTGACAATGAGGTTAATGCTATGCTTGGAATAGATGATGACCCAATGACAGAGGACTTCAGTTTTTCTGCACTTGATGAGGACACTGTTATAGGCTTGTTTAGAGAGGTTGGAGAACCAAAGGCAGATTATAACATCATCCAATCAAAAGCGGTTTTTAGCAGTCGGGATGCGTTTGCAGAGGGTGATTTGATAGACAAGACACTTGATAAGCAAATCCTTGCCTTGATTGACAAGGATAGGAAGATAAGCATTGATGACATTGCAAGTGCGGTAAGGAAAACAAGAGAGGTTGTACAGGGTCGCTTGTCTTACTTGGTAGAATCGGGTGCAGTAAGTTATGACCCAAAGATAGAGGAAAGGAAACTTACCAAACCACTGAGCAAGTTGGTTGATGATATGGAAGTTACAACCTTTGAGGTTAAGTATTCTTACGAGTGGAAACCGATTGTGCCAAGTTCGCAAAGAGATACTGCTGCACATCCTTCAAGGACATTTTGCAGGAAGTTGATTTCTGAGGATAGACTTTGGAGTAGAAGCGGAATTGAGATGCTAAGTGCAAGACTTGGGTATTCAGTATTTGACAGAGGCGGTGGTTGGTGGGGAGATTCACCATCTTGCAGACACGAATGGAGAAGGAACGTAGTAGTTAAAAAGAAAAAATAATGAGCAGAAATATACTTTTTATTTCAGTTGATACAATAAAGGACAGAACAGGACTTCATGTAAATGTTGACCCTAAGTTGGTGTTTCCTGACATCCTTTATGCCCAAGATGCATATATCCTCCCTGCACTTGGAACGGCACTTTATGAGAAGTTGCAGACAGGGATTGAGTGCGGAGATTTGAATTGTGATGAGGAAACTTTGCTCAATACTTACATAACACCTTGTTTGGTTTACTATGTTATGAGTGAACTGCCAATGGCATTGTCTTACCAGTTTTACAACAAAGGAGTAGTAAGGAAAACAGGAGAAGGTCAAACAGAACCGAGTGCATCAGACTTGGCAGATGTTGCGAATAGGTACGGAGCAAGAGCAGAGTTTTACAAGCAAAGGTTAATCAAGTTTTTGAAGCAAGAATCCCAAGCGAGTGCAAAATATCCTGAATACATAAACCCAGGCACAGGAGTAGATACCATCGTTCCTGACAATGATGCCTACACTACTACAATATGGTTGGGAGATTATGACTGCGGAAGGTATAAAACCTTTGAAGAAAAATATCAAGGAGATATAAATCGTTGTTGTGGCGAATAAAACATACACTAAAAAGAACCAAGAGAAACTCCGTGTTTACCTTGAAAAAATAAAAAAGGATGACCCTAAACCAAATAGTAAAAACAATAGAGGACTTGGGAAATGCCCATCAACAAATCAAGACAACCTATTACGGCAACGCTTTTGATTTCTTGAGCAAGGGTACAGACAATGTCTACCCTGCTTTATTCTTTGACCTAACGGGTGCATCTATCAATGGCAAGAGTTCTACCATTAACTTCACGATGTTTTTTTGTGATAGGGTACTACCTGAGCAATCCAATGAGCAAGAAGTTCTATCGGACCAATTACTAACGGCACAAGATATCATTGCACAGTTGCACTTTAATAACTTTGACTTTGTTCTTCAAGATGCAGTAACACTTGACTTCTTTACGGAAGACACACCTGAATATTTGGCAGGGGTATCGGCAACGATTGCACTTGACTTACCATATTTGCAGAATAGGTGTGAAGTTCCAACAGACTACACATATCCATCTTAAATCTATTTAAAAGAAAAGAAATGGCATCAGATTTCAGACCAGGTAAACTTGATATTCAAATGTGGAGGAATGACACTTGGCAGCAGGTGTTTACTCTTTTGGCAGATACTACACCAATCAGTTTGCTTGGAGCAACAGTTTACATTCAGGTCCGCAAGGGGTGTGGGGGTACTCTTGCATTGACTTTGACTAATGGAAGCGGTGTAACTATCGGAGGTGCAAGTAATAATCAGATCACAGTAAGCAAGTTAGTAAACATTGACAAGGGCAATTACGTTTATGATTTGCAGGTAACTTTTTCTGATACTACTGTAAAGACTTACTTAGAAGGTGATTTTATTGTTTATGATGATGTAACTAAACCATAAGAGATGAGTATTGATGTAAATGTTACGAATGATTTAGTTATAGTAACTGAAACAACCGAGGACATAGTTGTTAACGTAAGCAACGCAGCAGGTCCGCAAGGTCCTGCGGGTGCTGCTGGACAAGGTGTTCCTGTTGGTGGCACTACCAACCAAGTGTTAAAGAAGTTAAGCAATACTAACTATGATACTTATTGGGCATTAGATGCAGGTGGTGTTCCTTATAGTGGTGCTACTGGTAATGTTGATTTAGGTGAGTATGAACTCAAAGCAGGTCAGTTTGAGTTAGACACAACACCAACTGGAACGGCAAGTGTTGCGGTAACAAGATGGAACGATACCAATGGAGTTAGCGAAACTACATTAAAAGGTGGTAGTGTAATCTTAAAGAATGGCGTTGACTTGGTGGCAAGGGTGGTCAACAAGGTTACACCTAATGCCACACTAACTAAAGCAGCATACCAAGCGGTTAGGGTAAGCGGTGCTCAAGGTCAGAGGTTAGCGGTTGCACTTGCTCAAGCAAACAATGATGCAAATAGTGCTGATACAATCGGATTGGTTACTGAAACGATAGCAACCAACCAAGAAGGATTCATCATGACTGTTGGGCAACTTGAGAACATCAACACTACTGGTTCACTACAAGGTGAGACATGGGTAGATGGTGATGTTCTTTATCTTAGTCCTACTACGGCAGGAGCAATCACAAAGGTCAAACCAACGGGTAATGGTCATATTGTTGTAATAGGGTACGTTGAGTATGCTCACCAAAATAATGGTAAGATATATGTAAAGGTGATGAACGGATGGGAACTTGATGAACTCCATGATGTTGCAATCGTTACACCTGCAAACAATGAGGCACTTATTTACGAATCAAGCACCTCACTTTGGAAGAACAAGACAATAGCAACTGCGTTAGGGTTCACACCTGTAACATCCGCAAGATTAATCAATACTACATCACCTCTTGTCGGTGGTGGTGATCTATCTGCTGATAGGACATTATCAATTCCTGCTGCGACTACTTCAGTAAATGGTTACTTAACTTCAACTGATTGGACTACGTTTAATAGTAAGCAGAACGCATTAGGTTTTACACCCGTTCCAACCACACGCACACTAACCATCAATGGCACTACGCAAGACTTGAGTGCTGATAGGACTTTTACGATTGCAACTGCGAATATCTACACTGCTGATGGGACATTGACNNNNTACAAGTGGTGGATACACTTTAACATTTACGGGAAATTTAGTATCTAATTCTAATGTAAGAGCAAAGGGTGCAAATGATGGTACTGCAACTGGTGCTTCAACGCACATAGATTTTATTACAGCATTAAATTATGGCAGAGTTCAAGTATATAATTATACCACTGCAACAATATTGCCTTTACAATTAAGTGCATCAGAAGTATCAATTGGAGGAAGTCCTAATACATCAACATATCAACTAAATGTTCAAGGAAGTAGCAATACTTTATTTTCACATAGTGGAGATTTGTCAATCGCATTAAGAAGTGGTGCAACTACAAGTTCACAAATATTTTTTCAGCAGTCTAATACGAATAAGTTTTCAATTGGATATGTAAACGCAACTGCTGGACTTAGAATATTCAACTGGGATTTAGTTTCAGCAGCAGGTGCAATATTTTCAGCAACTAATAACTGGTCAATTGGTTCTACAACTGACGCAGGATATCGCCTTGATGTCAACGGAACTGCGAGAGTAAGTTCTAATTTAACTGCATCATCATTCATAAAAAGCGGTGGCACATCTTCTCAATACTTAATGGCAGATGGTTCTACATCAACACTTACTAACCCCGTAACAGGTACAGGAACAACGAACTACTTACCTAAGTGGACAAGTGGAACTGCGTTGGGGAATAGTATAATTAGTGATAGCGGAAGTATTGTAACTGTTGGTGGTGTATTATCAGTAAGTGCAGCAAATATAAACCTATCAAACACCTATAATTTAACAGGTAGAAATGCAGCAAATACACTAAACTTACCTTTGATTGGAAGAAATGGAAGCGATAGAATAGATATAGATGTAGATGGTTATGGCACAACTATTGGTGGAAGCGGTACGATAGTATTAAATCCAACTGGAGGTAATGTTGGTATTGGAACTGCAAGTCCTGCGTATAAATTGGATGTCAATAGGTCATCATTAGGAACAATTGCACAATTTATAACTCTTGATGGAACATATAATCCAAGATTATTAATAAGCGGAACGGCAGAAGGAATACAGTTGTTTGCCACATATTCAAGTGCAGCGGAAGCATTAATGTTTGGAACGGCAAACTCTGAAAAAATGCGACTTACTTCAAATCTAATTATTGGAAGTATCGTAGACAATGGCAGTCGTTTGCAAGTAACGGGAACCGCAACGATTTCAAGTAGTGTAACGGCATCATCATTCATCAAGTCAGGTGGTACATCATCACAGTATTTAATGGCAGATGGTTCTGTGACAACGGGAGGCGGTGGTGGTTCTGTTGATGAACTACAAGTCGCATTGATTTCACAAGTTTACGGATAAAATAAAAACATAAACAATGGCAATAGCAAAAGTATTATTAAGCGGTTCAACGGGTGGAATGCCCATCAAGGTTGTAGCAACCGCAACAACAGGAACAACGATTCACGCAACGGGAACAAGTGCATCAATCATTGATGAGGTTTGGTTGTATGCAACGAATACATCAGCATCAGCAGTAAACCTAACGATTGAGTTTGGTTCTACAACTGCACCCGACCAAAACATAATTCTTTCAATACCGTCAAAAAGCGGTTTGACTATTTGCGTTGCAGGATTGACATTAGTTGGTACAGGTTCGGCAGCAAGGACAATAACTGCATTCGCAGGTACTACAAATGTTGTAAATATTGTTGGGTATGTAAATCGTATTTCCTAATGGGTAGGTTTGATTTTAAAACAAGAACGGGGCAAATATCTGTAATTATACAAACGCAAGCAGGTACATCTGTTGATGCAGATGCACAAGCATATTTTGACAGAGTTACTGCTGCTGGTGGTGCATTAACTCAAACTGAAAAAGATGCAGTTAATACCTTGACCTTGAGTTTAAAGTCAGCAGGAATTTGGACTTTGATGAAAGCAATTTATCCAATGGTCGGAGCAAGTGCTGCTGCTTGTGCTCAGAATTTAAAGAGCAGTTCCTTTACAGGTACTTTTTCAAGTGGATGGAGTTTTGCAAGTACGGGGATTACCGCTAATGGTAGCAGTACATTTATGGACACCGCTTTAACTCCAAGTACAAGTTTATCATTAATTAGTGGACATATTTCTATATACATAAGGACAAACGTTGATGAAGCAAAATGTGATTTCGGCACAACGAATGGTGCATTTGGTGCAAGTGATGAAATATTGTTAATGTCAAGGTTTACTGGTTTAGGATTTATTCCAGTATACACACAATATGGCGGTGCGGTTGCAAATAGTGATTCAAGAGGTTTTTATGTTACAAATAGAAATTCAGCTACTAATACTGGAGGATTTAAAAATAATACCAAAGTCGCTAATCAAGCACAATTTTCAACAGTCTTACCTCCTTTACCTTTTGCAATAGGATGTCAAAACGCAACATCAAAAACAAGATTTGCATCAAAACAATATGCTTTCGCATCAATAGGTGATGGATTGACAGATGGTCAAGCATCAGATTTTTATACGGCAGTTCAAACATTCCAAACATCTTTAAGTAGACAAGTATGATAGGTTACATTTTAACAATAGAGCAGAAAGATACAATTCAAGGGCAATACTATGCACCATTTGAAATATTTAATTGTGTTCAAGACATAAACGATATTTGGTTTACATTTCTAACCGATGATGATAAACGTACATTGATTGGTACACAACATGAGTGGTTACTATCTTGTCCGCAAGGTGAGTACGTTCCACCTATTCCTCCACCTTTTCCTCCACAATCTTAAATAAATAAAAATGGCAAAACAAATCCAACCCGTTGATATATGGGTAAATGGCGAAAGCAAATCAGCAGAGTATTTTCAAGTTACCTGCATCAATGACAATTATGAAAATTCAGCAACTAATTATTGGCAGTTGTTCACAAAGGTTGTGGATGCTGAAGGTGTTGAATCAATTGGAGAACAGATTGCTCAATCAAATCTCACAATTGATGGACAAGACTACATCAATTGGGGTGACCAACCCGCAATGGCAATAAATGCCTGGATTTATCAATGGTCTGCGGATAAGTTAAATTTAGTAATTTTACCTTAAATTAAATACTATGAATCTTACAGAACTGAAGGCACAAGCCTATGACATTTTAGCAAGTTTGGAGTATCACCAAAAGCAACTCCAAGAACTGAATCAGAAGATAGCAGAAGAAATCGAAAAATTGAAGCAAGAAAATGGATAGTAAATCTATTGTAATGTGTGTAGCAACCATACTGATTAAGGTGTGGGCAGATATTGCCTTGTCCGAAGTCGGTGTGGTTGTTGCTATTTTAGCAGGAATCTCAACGATAATTTATAATGTTTACCGCTTGGTAAAAGAAATAAAACAATGAGGCAATTCTTTACAGAGGAAAGCAATAGACTTAGTATGAAGCGACTTTGTGCCATCATTGGCACTTTGTCACTTTGTGCCACTATGATTGCAAAACCTAATGATGCCTCAATCTTTGCCGTTACATTTATCGTATCATCAGCACTTGGGTTCTCATCTGCTGAGAAAATATTTAGGAAATGAAATATATACTTTTAGTCTTATTGTTTGTTTCTTGCAATCCAGTTAAGCAGGTTCTTCGTGACCAAGACAAACTTGAGCAAGTTGCAAGGGTTTTGGTCAAAGGTGGATGGTGTGCGAATGATACTACCTTCATCACCAAGTCAGATACATTGGTTGAGATTGACACATTTGTAAACGTAAAAATACAAATTGATACACAAAAAGTAAACGAATTTGTTTATATCACCAATTGGAAAACAAGGGATATAGTTAAGTCTGTAACGATACACGATACACTCAAGTCATATATAGTGGACAATGCTCGTGTGAGGTTATTACAGACCGATTCAGCACGTTTAAGTAACGAGGTAATAACTTGGGAAGGTAAGGCAAAGAGAAGGCAATTGTGGATATTTGGATTGATTGGACTATTTGCTTTAATAATATATTTAAAAAATAGAATATGGTAGACCAAAAGACTTTGGACCGAATTAAATTGATGCATCCTAAACTGATTAAAGAAGTCGGTGAGATATATTCAGAGATATGCGAAGCGTTAATGGGTAAAGCATTTTGTAGGTTTACTTACACACTTAGGACCTTTGCAGAGCAAAATGCACTTTTTGCAAAAGGTAGGACTGCACCAGGTCCGATAGTAACGAATGCAAAGGGTGGACTGTCTATGCATAACTATGGTCTTGCACTTGACATTGTTTTGATTAAAGATGACAAGGAAGCGGTGTGGGATGTTAAGACAGACTTTGATGGTGACGGCAAAAGTGATTGGATGGAGGTAGTAAATATTTTTAAGCAGTACGGATGGGAGTGGGGCGGTGACTGGAAGTTCTATGATGCTCCACATTTTCAAAAGTCTTTTGGTAAATCAGTTCGAGAATTGTTAGCATTGAGAAATGCAACAATAGTGAGAAAAGTAGTACCTGAAAGACCTAAGAACCCTTATAACTTACCAGAGTCTGATGAGGCAATATACCAACCTTACGAGTTAAAAGCGAAGCGTTTGTTGGTTCTTTCCGACATCCACATACCTTACCATTCCATAGATGCTTTAACTTGTGCATTTGATTATGCTAAGAACGAGAAACCTGATGCAATCCTTTTGAATGGTGATACATTAGACTTCTTTGGATTGTCGCGATTTGCCAAAGACCCAAAGGCAAGGTCATTTGCACATGAGTTAAAGACATTTAAGGAGTTTATGGACATCCTAAAAAAGACATTTGATGCCAAGATATATTTTAAAATTGGTAATCACGAGGAAAGATACTTCCATTTCCTATGGATGAAGGCACATGAGATTGTAGGTGTTGAGGAGTTTGAACTTGAGAACATAATTAAGTCAAGGGCAGAAGGTATTGAGATAATCAAGGATAAGAGGATAATGAAAGCAGGTGATCTCAACATTATACATGGTCACGAGTTTGGTGGATCAGTATTTAGTCCAGTAAACATAGCAAGAGGTCTTTTTTTGAGGGGTAAGGTATCTGCAATGCAAGGGCATAACCATCAGACCAGTGAACATACTGAGTCAAATATGAATGGTGAAATAACTACCA